ACCGACTCGGGCGTGGTGATCGGCGCCGGGGTGCTGTCATGACCGTCGCCAACCCGTTCGACGCGGTCGATCTGGGCGCGCTGCCGCCGCCTGACGTGATCGAGACGCTGGCCTACGAGGCGATCCTCGACGCGCTGAAGGCGGATTTTTCCGCGCGCTGGCCCGCCTTCGACGCCTGGGTCGAGAGCGACCCGGCGCTCAAGCTTTTGGAGGTGGCGGCGTATCGCGAGCTGCTGTGGCGTCAGCGCGTCAACGACGGCGCCCGCGCGGTGATGCTGGCGAGCGCAGGCGGCGCCGACCTCGACCATCTGGCGGCGCTGATGTCGGTGGCGCGGCGGGTGCTGGACCCCGGCGACGCGCAGGCCGCCCCGCCGCGCGCGCCGGTGCTGGAGGACGACGCGACGCTGCGCCGCCGGGTGCAGCTGGCGCTGGAGGCCGCCACCGCCGCAGGCACCGCCGGGCGCTACATGTTCTACGCGCTGGGCGCCGATCCGCGCGTCGCCGACGCCGCGATCACCTCGCCGCAGCCCGGCGACGTGCTGGCGACCATCCTGTCCACCGACGGCGACGGGACCGCCGACGCCGCGCTGCTGACGGCGGTGGAGGCGGTGCTGAAGAACCCCGCGATCCGCCAGCTCAACGACAGCGTGTTCGTCGCGGGCGCGCAGATCCTGACCGTGGCGGTGACCGCGACGCTGACGCTGGCGCCGGGGCCGGGCGCCGAGGTGGCCGAGGCGGCCGCGCGCGCCGGGCTGGACGCGCTGCTGGCGCGGACGCGCAGGCTGGGCCGGTCGCTGCCGCGCAGCGCGATCTTCGCGGCGCTGACCGTGCCGGGCGTCGAGCGCGTGGCGCTGGCCGCGCCGGCGGCCGACGTCGAGGCGACCGCGACGCAGGCGGTCTCGCCCGGCGTCGTCACCATCACCGTCGAGACGGCGCCATGACCGCCGCGCTGCTGCCGCCGAACGCGACCGCGCTGGAGCGCGCCGCCGCCGACGCCATCGGCGCGCGCTTCGATGCGCCGGTGCCGATCCGCGACCTGTGGTCGCCGGAGCGCTGTCCGGCGGCGCTGCTGCCCTGGCTGGCGTGGGCGCTGTCGGTCGATGTCTGGGACGCCGCCTGGCCGGAGGCCACCCGGCGCCGCGTGATCGCCGAAAGTCTGGCGATCCACCGCATCAAGGGCTCGCGCGCCTCGGTCGAGCGCGCGATCGCGGCGATGGACCTGGGCGCGGTCGAGATCGTCGAGGGAAACGCCGCCAACCGCTACGACGGCGCGACGCTCTATGACGGGACGCAGACCTACGGCGCCGCCTCGCACTGGGCGGAATACCGCGTGTTCGCGGCGCAGCGGATCTCGAACGCGCAAGCGGACCTGATCCGCGCCAGCCTCGCCGCGACCGCGCCCGTGCGCTCGCACCTGGCGGCGCTGGATTTCACCGCGGCGCCGCTGCTCTACGACGGCGCCGCACCCTATGACGGCAGCTTTAACTACGGGGTGGCGTGATGGCCAATCTTCTGGAGACCAGCACGTTCGCGGCCGGGATCACCCGGATCGAGACCACAGAGCCGGTGATCGGCGGCGAGGACGGCGTCGCCAACCGGGCGCCGAAACTGCTCGCCAGCCGCACGCGCTGGCTGAAGGATCAGATCGATGCGCTGGCGGCGACGCTGGGCAGCCTCTACGCGCTGCGCACCGGCGACTACACCACGCTGCGCGCGCGGGCGACGACAAAGGCGGACGTCGGCCTGGGATCGGTCGCCAATTACCCACCGACCAACGACGCCTCCGGCGGCTCGACCAGCCAGGTCGCCACGGCGGCGGCGGTAAAGGCGGCGGTGGCTGGCGTTGTGGCGCCGCCGACCAACCTGGGCGTCGGCGGGGCGGGCGACAGCCGCACCATCACCAGCTCGACCGGCGCGGCGGCGACGCTGCCGCTGGCGTCATCCACCAGCGCCGGGCTGATGCGCGCCGCCGACAAGACCAAGCTCGACAGCGTGGCGCCGAACGCGCAGGCGAATGTCGGCACCAACATCACCACGTCGGTCAGCACGACGCAGCTGACCATATTCAGCAGCACTGGCGGTGACGCCACCGTCAATGGCGCCACACAGACGACGGCGGGAATTCTGAGGGCGTCCGACAAGGCGAAGCTCGACGGCATCGCATTCAATGCAGAGGTGAACGATCCTACTGACCTCGGCGTCATCTATGGCGCAGCCAGCATCACGGTGACCAGCTCAACGGGCGCCAACGCAAGCATCCTGAACGCCACGACCACTCAGTCCGGCATGATGGGGCCGGGCGACAAATCCAGGCTGGATAACCTGGTCTCTTGGCCGGGCGTCTATAGCGGGAGTTCAAGCAGCAACCTGACGTTCCCGATCGGCGCGACTGTGCTGGTCAGCGACGCCCTGAAAACCCGCACCAGCAGCGCGCTGATCTATCTCGGCGCGGCTGACACCTTCAGCTACCGCTTCACGGCGTCAGGATCGCCCCTGACCGGCACATGGCGCGCGCGTGGCGCGGCTGTCGTCGGCGCCAACATCACCGAAATGGAAAGGATCGCGTGATGCAGTTCCGGGACATCCATGACGTTCGCACGCTGCCCGAGACGCAGCCCGCCTATCTTGTCTCGGTTGAGATTGAAGTGAACGCCGAGTGGCTGCGCGTCGAGTATCCCGCCCGCGCGGGCGGCGGCGGGATCAGCGACGCCATTCTGGCGGCGATCGCGGCGGGCGATTTCAGTGGGCCGGTCACCGACTATGCGCCGCCGCCGCCCGCGCCGCCCGCCAGCCTGCCGCGCGCGGCGTTCTGGCTGTATCTGCTGACGCTGGGCCAGACGCGCGCCGGCGTCCACGCCGCGCTCGACGCGATGCTGGCGGCGGATCAGATCACCGCCGACCACGCCGCGCGGCTGCGGATCAAGATCGACGACGCCGCCGTCTATGAGCGGCTCGACCCCGATCTGCTCGACATGGCGCAGCGGCTGGGGCTGGCCGCCGACCAGGCCGCGCTCGACGCGCATTTCATCGCAGCCGCAGGCTGAACACGCACCGGCTGACAAGGGAGGCTTTCCATGGCTGAGTTTCTGCACGGGGTCGAGGTCGTCCAGATCGACGACGGCATCCGCCCGATCCGCACCGTCCGCAGCTCGATCATCGGGCTGGTCGGCACCGCGCCGCTGGCCGACGCCGTGGCGTTCCCGCCCGACGTGCCGGTGCTGGTGAGCGGGCCGCGCGCGGCGGCGGCGCTGGGGGCGACGGGCACGCTGCGCGACGCCTATGACGCGCTCTACGCGCAAGGCGCCTCGGTCGCCATCATCGTCCGCGTCGATGAGGGCGTTGACGAGGCCGGGACCATCGCCAAAGTGATCGGCGACGCCACCGCGCTGACCGGCGTGCACGCGCTGCTGACCGCGAACACCGTGGTCAGGCAGACGCCGCGCATCCTGTGCGCGCCGGGCTTCACCGGCGCCCGCAGCGGCGTGACCGCCAACGCGGTCACCGCCGCGCTGATCCCGATCGCCGAGCGGCTGCGCGCGGTGGTGATCGCCGACGGGCCGAATGCGACCGAGGCCGAGGCGCTGGCCGCCGCCACCGATTTCGGCTCCGACCGCCTGTACATCGTCGATCCGTGGCCGAGGGTGTTCGACAGCGACGCGGCCGGGGTGGTGGTGCGCCCGCCCAGCGGCTTCGCAGCCGGGGCGCTGGCGCGGCGCGACATCGAAAAGGGTTTCTGGTGGTCGCCGTCGAACCAGAACCTCAACCTGGTGGTCGGCGTGTCGCGCCCGGTGGCGTTCGGCCTCAGCGACAGCCAGACCGAGGCCAACCGCCTCAATGAGGGCAATGTCGCGGTGATCATCCACCAGAACGGCTATCGGCTGTGGGGCAACCGCACCACGGCGACCGACCCGCTGTGGGCGTTCCTGAGCGTGCGGCGCACCGCCGACATGATCTACGACAGCATCGAGCGCGCGCATCTGTGGGCGATGGACCGGCCGCAGAGCGCGCAGCTGATCGTCGATATCCGCGACAGCGTGCAGGCCTATCTCGACGAGCTGACCGGCCTCGGCGCGCTGCTGGGCGGGCGGGTCTGGTTCGACCCCGAGCTCAACAGCCCCGCCGTGCTGCAGTCGGGCCGGGTCTATCTCGACTTCGACATCGAGCCGCCCGCGCCGCTGGAGCGGCTGACGTTCCGCGCCCACCGCAACGGCGACTATTACGAGACGCTCGCGCTCGAAGTCGCGGCGACCAACTAGGAGAGATGACCGATGGCCTATCCGCGCACGATCCGCAACTTCAACGCCTTCGTCGATGGGACGGGGTATTTCGGCCTGGTCTCGAAGGGGACGATGCCCGACCTCAAGCTCCAGACCGAGGCGTTCCGCGCCGGCGGCATGGATGCGCCGGTGATGGTCGATATGGGCATGGACGCGCTGGAGGCGGAGCTGGAGTTCGACGAGTTCAGCCCCGCGCTGCTGAAAAGCTTCGCCGCCCGCACCCGCTTCGTGCTGCGCGCGGGCGCCCAGGGCGAGGACGATTTCGAGGCCGACAGCATCGTGTACACGCTCGGCGGCCGGATCACCGAACAGGCGCAGGACGCGTTCGGCGCCGGGAACGCCGCGCGGCTGCGGCTGAAGATGGCGGTGGACTATTACCGGCTGGAGCACAACGGCGAGACCATGGCCGAGATCGACGTGCGCAACGGCCGCCGGGTGATCGGCGGAACCGACCAGCTGCTGGCGCTGCGCGCCGCGATGGCGATCTGAGGGAGCGACGCGCATGAAAACCCTCACCCTGCGCGACGCCGTCACCGTGGACGGCAAGCCGTGCCGCACGTTCACGCTGCGCGAGCCGACCGGCGCCGACCTGCGCGGCATCGGCCTGATCCAGCTGCTGCAGGGATCCGCCCCCGCGCATGCGAAACTGCTGCCGCGCATCGCGACGCCGCACCTGACCGCCGAGCAGGTCGAGCTTTTGCCGCTGTGCGACCATGCCGCGATCATGGCGGCGCTCGCGGGTTTTTTCGGCGATGGGAGCACGCCCTCGGACGCGGCGCAGGCGGACCCCGACGCGCTGGCGGCGACGCTGAGCTGAGCCTGCCCGACGACATCGAGGCGGCGATGGCCGACATCGCCGCCGTGTTCCACTGGGGGCCTGACGCCCTGGGCGCCATGACCCCCGACGACATCGCCCGCTGGCGCGCCCAGGCGCTGGCGCGCAGCGGCGGAAAGGAGGATCAGCGATGAGCAGCTTCACCGTCTCGATGATCCTGTCGCTGGTGGACCGCGCCACCGGCCCGCTGCGCGCGGTGACGCAGAAGATGGGCGCGGCGGCGGGGGCGGCGGGGCGGCTGGCCTCGCCTGAGAACATCGCGCGGCTGGAGGCGCAGCGCGGCGCGCTGGCGCGGCAGGCGCTGGCGGCGGGCGGCATGGCCTTCGCGCTGCAGCGCGCGCTGCGCCCGGCGATCGCCTTCGAGAGCGCGATGGCCGACGTGGCCAAGGTGGTGGATTTCCAGGGCGAGGGCGCGATGGCGGCGCTGGCCGACGACATCCTGCGCCTTTCGACCCGGATCCCGATCGCCGCCGAGGGGCTGGCCGCCATCGCCGCCGCCGCCGGTCAGGCCAACCTGATCGACGCCGCGCTGCCCGACGACGCGCGCCGCGCCCAGCTGACCGCCTTCGCCGAGGCGGCGGCGAAGATGGGCGTCGCCTTCGAGATCGGCGCCGCCGAGGCGGGCGAGGCGATGGCCACGCTGCGCAACGTGTTCCAGCTGACCCAGCCGCAGGTCGAGCGGCTGGCCGACGCCACCAACCACCTGTCCAACAGCATGGCGTCCACCGCGCGCGACATCACCAACGTGATCACGCGCACCGGCGGCGTCTCGCGGCTGTTCGGGCTGGCCGAGGAGCAGGCGGCGGCGCTGGCGTCGAGCTTTCTGGCCGTCGGGCTGGGGCCGGAGCGCGCGGGCACCGCGATCAACGCGCTGCTCAGCCGTCTGGTGACGGCGCCGAAGCAGGCCGATAAATTCCAGGAGGCGCTGGCGGAGCTGGGGCTGGAGGCGGAAACGCTGAAGCGCGCCATCGGCGAGGACGCCGATGGCGCCCTGCTGGCGTTCCTCGAAACGGTGCGCGGCTCGGACGATGCGCTCGGGATCCTCACCGATCTGTTCGGGCGCGAGAACGCCGACGAGATCGCGCTGCTGGTGCAGTCGCTGGACCAGGCGCGGCGCGCCTTCGGGCTGATCGGCGACGAGACGCTGTTCGCGGGATCGATGCAGCGGGAATTCACGTCGCGGTCGGCGACCACCGAGAATGCGCTGCTCCTGCTGGGCAACCAGCTGCGGCGGGTGCAGGTGGCGCTGGGATCGGCGCTGTTGCCGTCCATCGTCGCTCTGGCGCAGGCGCTGGCGCCGCTGCTCGAGCAATTCAACGCCTGGGCGCAAGCCAACCCCGAGCTGATCAAGGCGCTGACGGCGCTGACCGCAGGCCTGCTGGCGTTCAAGATCGCCGCCATCGCCGCGCGGCTGCTGTTCGGCGAGCTGGCGCTCGGCGCGATGCGGCTGTTCCGCGCGCTGCGCTGGGTGGGGCTGGTGGCGCTGCCGCTGGTGCGCACGGCGGTCATGGCGCTGAGCGCCGCGATGCTGCGCAACCCGATCGGGCTGGCGCTGACCGCGATAGCCCTGGCGGCGGGCCTGATAATCGAGCATTGGACGCCGATCAAACAGTTCTTCATCGACCTTTGGAATGACGTCGTCGCGGCGTTCGACGCCGCCTGGGCGCGGATCAAGCCCATCGCCGACGCCATCGCCGCCGCGATTTCTGCGACGGACTTCACCTTCGGCGGCGGGGCGCAAGACGGGACGCAGGGCGGCGGTTCGGACGCGCCGAACGGCACGCTGCTCGACCCCGAATTCGGCGGCTTTCGCGCGCGCGGCGGGCCGGTGCGCGCCGGGCGCGGCTATATCGTCGGCGAGGACGGGCCGGAGTGGTTCGCGCCCGGCGTCTCCGGCAATATCGTCGCCCACGCCGACCTGTTGTCGCTGGCGCGCATCCCGGTCGATACGCGGCCCGCAGGCGGCGGCGCGGCGCGGGCGGCGGGCGGCGGCGGCGGCGCGGTCAGCGTCGGCGCGATCCATGTCCACGCCGCGCCGGGGATGGACGCCCGCGCGGTCGCCGACGAGGTGATGCGCCGCATCCGCGAGGCCGGCCGCGGCGCGCGCGACCTGCACGACGGCCCGCATTACGGCGGCCCGCATTACGGGAGCGCGCGCTGATGCCGACGGTGTTCTGGGTGCAGATGGCGCTGGGCGGGTTTCGCTTCAGCGTGTTCTCGGCGGCCTATCAGGGCTTCAGCCGCGCCGCGGCGCACCGCTGGGCGAAGATGGAGCGCATCGGCCGCGCCCCCGCCCACCAGTATCTCGGCCCCGACGCCGAGGAGATCGAGATCGAGGGCGTGATCTTTCCCGGCTACGACTATTCCGTGCTGGGCGGCGCCCAGCTCAGCCAGATGCGCGCCCAGGCCGCGCTGGGCCTGCCGCTGATGCTGGTCGATGGTCTCGGCTTTGTCTGGGGGCGCTGGGTGATCCGCTCGGTGAGCGAGGATCAGGCGCTGTTCATGGCCGACGGCGCCGCGCGCCGCATCGCCTTTCGCCTGAGCCTGACCGCCTATGGCGAGGACGCGGCATGAGCCTGACGCAAGCCCCCGCCGACGGCGCCGCCGTCTGGCGCACCAGCGACGGCGACGTCGCCGACGCGGTGGCGCGCGCGGTCTACGGCGCGGAGGGCGGCGGCGCGGCGGAGCGGCTGCTGGAGGCCAACCCCGGCCTCGCCGACCTTGGCCCGGTGCTGCCCGCAGGCCTGTTCCTGCGGCTGCCGCCGCCGCCCGCGACCGCCGTGCGCCGGGTGACGAGGCTCTGGTCGTGAGGGCGCGGTCGTGAGGGCTAGGTCATGACCCCCTGGGTGGACATCCGCATCGACGGCGCCGCCGCCGCCGCCGCGCTGACGGACCGGCTCTTGTCGCTGCGCGCCACCGACGAGGCCGGGCTGGAGGCCGACCTGCTCGAGATCACGCTCGACGCCCGCGACGGGATCGCGCCGCCCCGGCGCGGCGTCGAGATCACGCTGGCGCTGGGCCTGCGCGAGACCGGGCTGCTGACCGAGATCGGCGTCTATCGCGTCACCGCCACCTCCGGCGGCGGCCCGGCGCGCACCCTGACCATCGTGGCGCGCGCGGCGGCGCTGGACGGGCCGATCCGCGACCCGCGCACCCGCGACTGGCGCGGCCTGTCGCTGGGCGAAATCGTGCGCCAGATCGCGGCGCGGCACGGGCTGGCGGCGCGCGTCGCGCCCGCCTTCGACGACGCCGTCATCGCCCATGTCGAGCAGGCCGAGGAGAGCGATCTCAACCTGATGACGCGGCTGGCGCAGGACGCAGGCGCGCTGGTCACCGTCAAGGGCCGCACGCTGATCCTGATCGAGGAGGGCGCGGGCGTCACCGCCGACGGCGCCGCGCTGCCGCAGACGCGGGTGACGGCGGCCGAGGCGGCCGACTGGTCGTGGACCGTCGAGGACCGCGAGACCTATGGCCAGGTGCGCGCCTTCTGGCGCGACCTGGGCGGGGCGCAGAAGCGCGCCGTGGTGGTGGGCGAGGATGACCCGGTGTTCGAGCTGCGGCGCGTCTACGCCGCGGAGGCCGACGCGCGCCGCGCCGCGCGCGCGCAGCTGCGCCGCTTCCGCCGCGCCCAGGCCACGGTGCGGCTGCGGCTGAACACGCTGGCGGCGCAGGCGGGCGCCGACGCGCCGCTGGCGATCGAGGGCCTCGACGCGGGCGCCGACGGGACCTGGCGCATCCTGCGCGTCGAGCACCGGCTGGGGCCGGAGGGGCTGAGCACGCTGATCGAGGCCGA